GGTTGGGCTAAAGAGCAGCCTAAGTCTATCCAAGATTGGGTATACAACAATGCTGACGATGCTGATCTAGCTTCAAGAGCTTTAGATTTATTTAAGAAAGATATTGGTATGGATGTTGCACCGAAGAAGTCACGTTCTAAACAGTCCAAGAAATCTGCTGCTGATATGGTTTCCACTAAAACAACTAGTGTAGAACCACAGCAAACAAAAGTTTGGACTGAAAGGGAAATTGCAAGTATGTCTATGGCTGAATTTGATAAGCACGAAGCTGAAATAAGTGCAGCCATGCAAGAAGGCAGAATTGCAAAATAATTAACTATTAATTTACAAACTTAGGAGAATATCAAATGGCTCAATTTTTTGAACCCTCAACTGATACCGATGCTAACTTTGCAAACTCCGTAGCAGGACAAACTAATAGTTTCTTTTTACCTTCGGTTTACTCTAAAAAGGTTCTAAACTTTTTTAGAAAATCGTCTGTAATTGAAGCTATTACTAACACCGATTATGCTGGTGAAATTACTGCTTTCGGAGACTCTGTAAAGATTATCAAAGAACCTGTTATCTCTGTGTCAGATTACACAAGAGGTAGCGATACTACTGCAACCAAACTAACAGACCAAGAGACATCTCTTGTTGTTGATAGTGCCAAAGCTTTCAAATTCATCGTAGATGATATTGAGACTAAAATGTCACACGTCAACTTCAAAGAAGTAGCTTCAAGCTCTGCTGCATATGCATTGAAAGATTCATATGATGCTGCTGTTCTTGCTGTCATGTTCGCTGGTTTGTCTGCTTCTTCACCAAACCACGTGTTAGGTGCTGACAGTGCGACAGACTTAGGTGCTGGAGTATATGATGGTTCTGGTGCTGCTGACTTAGGTCAGTCTGGCGAAACAGACCCACTAGACCTTATGGCTAGAATGTCAAGACTATTAGACGAACAGAACGTACCTGAAGAAGGTCGTTGGTTTGTTGCAAGTCCTGACTTCTACGAAGTTCTAGGACAATCTAGTTCTAAATTGTTGTCAGTAGACTACAATGGTGGACAAGGCTCAATCAGAAATGGTTTAGTATCAAGTGGAAAACTTCGTGGATTTAGTATGTATAAATCAAACAATATTGCTGCAACATCTAATGCTGCTGGTAAATGTTTGGCTGGACATATTTCATCTACAGCTACTGCTCAATCGATAACATCAACTGAGGTCCTTAGAGACCCTAGTTCTTTCGGTGATATCGTTAGAGGATTGCATGTCTATGGTGCGAAAGTACTTAGAGACGAAGCAATTGTAGGTGCTTTCTACGGCATTGACTAATGTCAACTTGGGGGAGTCTTCGGACTCCTCCTCTTTTTAAGGATTATAAATGGCAACAACATACTTAGATTTAACCAATGAAGTACTTAGAGAACTTAATGAAATACCATTAACTTCTGCAAACTTTTCAAGTGCTGTAGGACTTCAGCAGTTTGTCAAGGATGCCATTAACAAGTCTATATTCGATATAGCAAATGAAGAACCCCAGTTACCATTTCTCACAGCAGGTGAAAGTGGAGCAACTGACCCCTTCTATGGAAATGTGACCGTAGCTACAGTAGCAGGTACTAGATGGTATGAACTAAAAGCTAGTAGCTCAAGTGTAGCAGATGATTATGGTTCTATAGACTGGGATGATTTTTATTTAACCACAATTAACGTTAGTGGTGAATCAGCCCCTTATATCTCAAAGGGATTAAAGTTTTTAAACTTAGCTGATTGGAAAAGATATTATAGAGATAGCGAAAATGCAGACGATGCAGGGTCACAAGCATATGGTGAGCCTAAGTTTGTAATTAAATCACCTGATGCAAGGAAGTTTGGAGTTAGTCCAATACCTGATAAAGTATATAATATACACTTCTATGCATTTAATAAGCCTACAAAGCTTACAGCACACGGAGACACAGTTGTCTTCCCCGAACAATACACGAATGTTATAACTGCTAAAACAAGATATTATATTTGGCAGTTTAAAGAATCACCACAACAAGCAGCGTTTGCTATGGATGATTATAAGAAAGCTATGAGAAGTATGAAATCTAACTTAGTTAATCCTACTCCTCGTACTATGACAGACGATAGAAGATACTTTTAATATATGGCAGCATCACAACCTTATACAGTAGCTTGTGCTGGTGGCTTAGTCAAATCTTCCAATGCGATTGATTTACTTAAAAGCCCCGGTGTAGCTCAAGAACTTCGTAACTTTGAAGTCTCTATTGAGGGTGGATACAGACGTATTAATGGTTTTAGTAAGTTTGGAAGTGCACAAGTAACAGGTAGCACAACAAACATATTAGGTGTAATACCTTATGCTGATGGAGTTATAGCTTGTGCAGCTACAGGGATTTACTTTAGCCAAGATGGTACAAGCTGGTTAAACGTAAGTAGAAGTTCTGTAGCAGGTAGTGGTGATAATTATACAGCCTTTACAGGTCGTAGTACATTAGCAAGAACATCACAAGGTCAAATTAGTTTTTCTTTATTTGAAGGACCAGATTATGACTATGGTATGTTAATTATCTGTGATGGAGCTAACGAACCTTATTACTTTAGAATGGAAGGTACGGGTTCTAACATTAATAGTAGAACATACTTTAGTGGTGAAGTTACTGTAACAAGTACTAAGTTTGCAACACATGGTGAGATACACGATAAACATTTAGTTGTTGCAGGTGTTGAAGATAATCTTAGTACAATTTATTATAGTACATTACTAGACCCTACAACCTTTAACGGTACTGGTTCAGGTTCTATAACCTTATCAGACCAGATAGTAGGATTAAAAAGCTTCCGTAATGAACTGTTTATATTTTGTGAAAATAGTATATTTAAGTTACAAGATATAAATGGCACACCGGTAGTTATACCCGTAGCCAAAAACATTGGATGTTTAAGTGGTTACAGTATTCAAGAGATAGGTGGTGACCTTCTCTTCTTAGCACCAGACGGACTGAGAACAGTTGCTGGTACTGCAAGGATTGGAGACGTTGAGTTAGGAACTGTTAGTAAATCTATACAGCCATTACTCACAGACCTTGCAAACAACATTAATAGTTATATTATTAGTAGTGTTGTTATACGTGAGAAATCACAATATAGATTATTTTATACAGATACTTCAGTGTCGGGTAACCAACAAAGAGGTATTATAGGAACATTAAGACCCAACGGATTTGAGTGGGGAGAAACAAGGGGAATAGAAGTTACCGAGATTGGCTCGGCATTTAATCAAAATGGTGTTGAAAAGTATTATCACGGTTCTACTGCAGGTTACGTGTATAATCACGATACAGGTAATAACTTTGATGGCACTTCCATTTTAGCAAGATATGCTACACCTAACTATGACTACGGTGATTTAGGTACGTTAAAAACTTTACACTTTGTAAAAGTATCTGCAAGTGCAGAAGGTATTGTAGAACCAAACATTCAAGTTAGATTTGATTATGGTAATACTAATACCCCACAACCTGTAGAACCTTTTGATTTAGGAACGATTAATCCACCTGCTATCTTTGGAGATGGTATATTTGCTACAACAGTATTTGGTGGTAGTAACAATCCTTTAATTAGAGTACCACTACAGGGCAGTGGACACAGTAATAATTTTACTTTTATAAGTGATGATACTAAAGCACCTTATACAATTAATGGTCTTTACGTAGACTTTATACCTTCAGGCAGGAGATAAAAACAAATGGCAAGTTACACTAGACAGAGTTCGTTTGCAGATGGTGATACAATCACCGCAGCATTATTTAATAATGAATTTAACCAACTCGTAAACGCTTTTCACAATTCAACAGGGCACAAACACGATGGCACTACAGCCGAAGGACCTGTTATAGGACTGATAGGTGATGCAGGAGAAACATCTCCTAACAATAAAGTACTTATAGATACAACTAATAATTATATTGAGTTCTATGTACAAGTATCAAGCAGCCCTGTACAACAGTTATATATAGCCGATGGTGCTATAGTACCTGTTACAGACAGTGATGTTGACTTAGGTACAACAAGTTTAAGATTTAAAGATACGTATACAGATACAGTTACCACAACCGGAAACGTAAGTGTTGGTGGTAATCTTACAGTTACAGGAACTGCTACTATAGCTGGTAACCTTACTTTTGGTGATGCAGCTTCTGATACAGTTGCTTTTAGTGCTGACGTAGCTTCTAATCTTTTACCAAGTGCTGATAATACTTATGATTTAGGTGCAAGTGGTTCTGAGTGGAAAGATTTATACATTGATGGTACTGCAAATATTGATAGCCTTGTAGCTGATACTGCAGATATTAATGGTGGTACAGTTGATGGTGCTATAATTGGTGGTTCTAGTGCTGCTGCAATTACAGGTACAACTATTACTGGTACTAGCTTTGTTATTGGTTCAGCCAATATAGCTGAAGCAGAACTTGAAACAATTGATGGAATAACTGCAGGAACTGTAGCAGCTTCTAAAGCTATTGTAGTAGATTCAGATAAAGATATCACAGGTGGTAGGAACATAACTATTACAGGTGAGTTAGATGCAGCAACCTTAGACATTTCAGGTAATGCAGATATTGATGGTACACTTGAAACAGATGCACTATCTATTAATGGTACAGCAGTTACATCAACTGCAGCAGAACTAAATATATTAGATGGAGTAACATCCACTGCTGCTGAATTAAATATTCTAGATGGTGTAACGTCTACTGCAGCCGAGTTAAACATCTTAGACGGTGTAACTTCTACAGCAGCCGAACTAAACATATTAGACGGTGTAACGTCTACTGCTGCAGAACTTAATATCCTTGATGGTGTTACAAGTACTGCTGCTGAGTTAAACATCCTTGATGGTGTTACAGCAAGTGCTACAGATATTAATCTTATAGATGGTATAACAAACGGAACAGTAATAGCAAGTAAAGCTATTATAACAGATTCAAACAAAGACATTACT